ATCGCGGATAGCGGAGACAAAACGTCTGGCACACAAGAGCGATGTCAGCCTTGCGGCTTACGGAGCAGAGGGAAGGACTATTACATGAACCACGATGGAGAAGCATCGGCATGAAACGCCTTATTCCGTTCGACACGCACATGAACTATGGCCCCATGCGCATGGCGATTTATTCGAGCGGAATAGATGTCACCGTAGAAAGCGACATCTTAGACAATATGTGGGGTTGCTACTCAGAAGCAAACCGCGTCATTCTCATAGACAGAAGACTTACATACACCGCAAAAAAATGCGTGCTCATACACGAACTCGTCCATTGGCTGCACGCCGACTACCAATGCGGAATGCACGAGCAACGTACCAGATTGGAGGCCGCGCGGCTCCTAGTAGATTCGCAAAAATACCGTCAAGCAGAACAAACATACGAAGGAGCGCCTTGGCTCATAGCCTCGGAGCTCGACCTGACCATACAAACCATCACCGATTATCAGCAATGCCTACATGACTTTGCAGTAATCGCGCCTGAGAGGAGGTGTCTGATTGGAACACAAGCATGATGGAGTAATAAGGGCTGTCGTTCCCCTCGCTGAACAGTTTCTTTTCGACTCGGGCCAGTGCGTTCCGGCCGGCGTGGCGCACCAGCTCTCCATAGACCATCTTCCTCGCGTCGAACTCGAACAGAACCACATCACCATGGAATATCCCGACATGCGGTTTGGCGGAAGAGCCCTTGGGCGTCGGAATCATATCCAAGGACACCTCGACGTCCATGAAGCTCCTTCCGGACAGCAGGCTGTCCGCCATCGCATTAGGCTGCTTGTAATCGTTGACCTTGATAGAATCGACATTGTCCACGCTATCCCATTTGCCGGCACCGATCATAGACGCTATGGTTTGTTCGCTGCGGCTTCTTCGCGTGGAGGGAGCGAGAGCCTTGATCGATTTGATGGTCGGTTCGTACCATTCATGCCAGACGCAGCTGATGGTGCGTGCGTGGACGTCATCAAGATAGGCGCAGAGCCTGTCATTCGGAATCACGCCGAACGGTGCGCCGTTGTAGGAAAGCACATAGCCGTTGCCGTTACCGCCTCCGAGGACATAGCCGAGATCCCTGTTTCCGTGGAAAGGCACGTTCATCCTGCGTCGAATGATTTCAGCGGTGAATATCCTGTCTCGCGGAATATTCGCCACAACCGGCTCGTTGTAGTTGTAGACGAGGTATTCGATCGCTCCGGAAACATGCTGCTTAGCGTGAACCGGAATCGTATTTGTCGGTTTCCACCATACCGCGGCTTCGTCAATAGTGTTTCGAGAGGAAGTTGGTTTATCACCGTTGCTGTCGAATCGATGTTTCCAGGCGAACATGCCGATAAAGATGAAGAACGCTGTGAAGATGAGCATGGGCCAAGCGCCGACAAAAACGAACAGCGCGCAGAACGCGCCCGCCGTATAGCACAGAACGGACAGAACTGTCATTATGACAGATTGCGCTGTGGTCTTCTTCGTCCCATGTTTACCCATACCTTGATTCTACGAGCCGGGGAGACGTATGCGTTAATCGCTTAGATAAAAATATTGCCCTGCCGGCGTTGCAGCGCCAACAGGGCGATGAAACATCGACCAGCTTGCTTATTGGAAAGGAGGACGCTTCGCCTCCCATCCTACACGGGGCGAAGCATACCCGAAAATGCTATTTGGAATTACGACCGAACAGGAAACCCAACGCGGTCGTGGCAATCAGCTTGAACACGTCAGAAGCCTTGGCTACCGCATCACCACCATCAGCACCCGGCCAGCCGAACTGTATGCCAGCAAAGGCCGCAATCATTATGAGACAAAAAGCCACTATGGCAAGAGCGGCGATGTTCTTCAGATTCTCAGTCCACCAATTGTGCTGCTTCTCTGGATCTATTCCTTGAGTTTTTGGCGTGTTCTCAACGGTCTTGTGGCCATCGCCATCGCTTTCAGAGACATCCTCGGAAGAAGGCCCTCCGGGAAAGGGAATATCCTCTTCCGCGTCATCGGGGATGGATGCATTCTCATTGTCCTCAGGCATCGGTCACATCCCCAGCAAATTATCAAAAGTGTGATCGCCCGCCATGGCACGATTGCTGATGAACGTCTTATGCCCGGCCACAGCCTGAGACCATGCGGAATTAGGACGATGCGTGACGCGGGAAAGCTTGACGGCGGACAAGTCTCCCATATTCTCCCATACAAGATTCAAGGCCTTACGCAGGGAAGGACTGCTGGACTCATCCACAGCAGTGACCTTCCCCAAAGCATCCTGAGCATACCGATTAATCGGCTTGCCACCGAATCCTTTGAACTCGTCGTAGACGCTGCGGCAAACGGGCCCATACTGCCAAGGCTGGAACGATTCGGTGAGCAGTCTGCGGCCCGTGTATCTCTGGTACAAGCATGTGACGAAAAACAGAAGCTTCTGGAGTTTCATGGGGGTGACGTGTTCGCCTGTGCCGAATGCGCGGCGCAGGATGCTGTTAGCCACCGTGGTCGGCGTGAGACCTGCCCCGATCATCTTTGGCTCGTCCTGAATATCTCCCATGTTTCCAATTCTAAGATGGGGGAGGACTGAGCCATGGCGAACGTCACCAGATACAAGACATCAAAAGGCGAAGCACGCTATCGCGTGAGGTATCGCAAGCCGGATGGAACGCAGACCGACAAGAGGGGCTTCCGCCGCAAGATAGACGCGGAGACGTGGGCGGCGGAGCACGTCACCATCGCCAAGGCCACCAACAGTTATATAGATCCGCAAGCCGGGAAGGCGACGGTGGAAGCATTGTGGCCGTCATGGATAGCCGCGAAGAAAGTCAAGTGCAAGGTAAGCTACATCGACTCGCTCGAAAGGGAGTGGAATCATCGCGTGGAACCCATGTGGGGGAGCCGCGAGCTCGTATCCGTCACACACTCCGAAGTGCAGGAATGGGTGGCCGCGTTGACGGCGGCCGGGTCAAGCGCCACCGTGGTATTGCGCGCCGAAGGCATCCTATCCGGCCTGTGCAAACAGGCAGTGCGTGACCGGCTCATAGGCTCCAACCCCTGCGACGAGTTGGAGCTGCCGAGGAAGCACCGGAAGGAGCACCGGTATCTGAGCATGGCCGAACTGCTATGCCTGGCGGAAGCGTCGGGCTGGCGCAGACTCATTGTGCTGGTCCTGGGCTTGACCGGCATACGCTGGGGAGAGCTCGTGGGTTTGCAGGTCAGGGACGTTGATTTGCGACGCCGCCGGCTGTGGATACGCAGGAACGCCACCGAGGTGCAACGTGAGATAGTGGTCAACACTCCTAAGTCGGACAAGTGGCGTCAGGTCGTGTATCCGGCAATGCTGGACGATGACATGCGGGCGTTGTGCGAGGGCCGCAAGCCCGACGATATCCTCTTCGAGGCTCCGGGCGGCGGCTACCTGCGTCGCACGCATGGGCCCAACACGACAAGCTCGTGGTTTTACTGGTCTAAGCGGCGCGCGGGCATCGAGGGCCAGATGACCGTGCATGATCTGCGGCATACCGCCGCGAGTCTCATGGTCAAAGCCGGCGCGAACGTCAAGGCCGTGCAACGCCAGCTCGGCCACGCTTCCGCCGCGATGACATTGGACGTGTACGCCGACCTGTTCGACGATGATCTGGACGCGGTGGGCGAGGCCGTGAACGCGATGCTGCTGGAGAATGTGGGCAAAATGTGGGCAAGGGATGCCGGTGAGGCCGCGTAATCCAAGCGGGAGTAGGGCTTTCGGGTTTGGTTGGCCGGGGTTCAATTCCCCGCGCCTCCACCAATCCGCCTCGGCGGAAACAAGCCGCTTTGCCTTGCGGGAGTAGGGCTGAGCGGCTTTTCTTATTCCCACGGTTTCCCTCGTATTCCCTCGGTTTCCCGGAATAATGTGGGCAAAATGTGGGCAGAAATCGAGCCCGCGAAGCCCTCTGCCACAACGCGAAATCGGCCCCGTCCGGCAGCAGTCAAGCTCTGTGCGAGCTGTCTGCGATGCCGGGCGGGGCCGAACTATGTGTGGTTATGCGGCGAGGTCGATGCGTTGTTTGATGGCGCTGACGCCGATGAGCGCGCCGGCGAGGATGCCGAGCGCGTTGAGCGTGATAACTATCGCGTCCACGTAATGCCAGCCCCATGCGGGGCCGACCGTGTTGACGAACAGGGCGAGTGCGGGCAGGACGATGAGGCCCAGCCATTTGAGGATGTCGTAGACGCGGCTGGGGATGAGCCAGTCGGGCACGTCATGGGTCACGTCGGCCGTCTCGGGCCAGTCGCTCACATCGACGCCGGGAAGCGTTTCGCCGGTGTCGGTCGTGTTTTTGCTGTCGGTCATGTT